CAAAAAAAGTATTGACAGAATTATAGTACGGTGCTATATTATAACTATAAGGATTTGTTAATCCTTGAAATTAATCTTTTGGGGGTATCTTATGGAATATCATTTTGATTTTGACAATGGGAACCATTATATCATTGTCGATGGAAAACGCTACAAGAAGGTAAAAACTTCTTGGGCGCAGGGTTATTTAAGTAGAAAGCTACCCGATAGGATATGTCCCTATAAAGGGAAGTATGGAATAGGGTATACTAGGGAGTATCAAGATAATCGGACTTCTAGGTACCATATAAAAGAATACTACGTTGAAGTGATAGAATAAAGCCTAATCTTGAATACAGGGCCCCGGGAATTAAACTCCGGGGCCTTTTTTTTATATTGCAAGATACAGAGGGAAAATCAGAACTCTTGGAAGGATTAAAAAATAGCTTTCATCCTGCAATAAACAGTGGTTAGGGGCGATTGGGGAAAAATACAATATCTTGCAGAATAGAGGGTATTTTAACCTGCAATTGATTTTTATTCTGCAATAGCTTTCACCTTAGTTAATTCTTTATTTTATATGACTTTATTTTCTTTATTGCAGGATAGCGGGATAGATATATGAAAATAAAAGAAAAATAAGTAAAATAGAAAAGTATATTAAACCGATTTAAGAGAAAAATAAAAATATAGGGTAGGTAAAGAAAAGTTTTTATTTCCGGGGCCTTTATCCTACTTATTCAGCAAACCCTGTTTTTCACACTCAATCTGTAATTATAGCGGTTTTATTACAAAACAACCGTTCTGTACGTTTTTTATATCCACTTTGTAAACTTGTCCAATGTTCATACTCAGCAACCAAAGGGAATGGGGATTCATAACTTGATAGATAAATTATATAGGGGCTTGATTTAATATATTCCCATAATTCCCCATGGTTGATGTCATATTGATATTTAGCGGTATTGTAATATGGGGGGTCGAGATAAATTACAGTTTCGTCGACCGGTGTATCAATTACTATATCTTCGTAACTTTTGTTACATATTTCAATGTTGGTAAATTGTGGAATTCTTAATAAATTTTCTAAACGCTCTAAATGTTGAACTTGTATATAATTCCCATTTTTTGAATGATTTCTTATTTGTTTTATTAAGTTTAACCTTCGGTCATGGTAGGTACCCCTATCTGGCATTGTAATGGGGTGTCCTATGATTGCAGAAATTTCTTTTGTTTTATCTATATTATCAACGATAATTTCATGAAAAAGTTTTTTATATGTTTCTTTATCCTTCCCATACAAATAATCCTTTTGATTGTTTCCGAATGACCATACTGTTTGGCACAAACCACCAAACCATGCGGGGTCTGTTTTATGTTCATTGAATGTTTCACGGGAGACCCATTGATACAGAGATTCTGGATGTTTGTCAGAGAGAAGTAGTTTTAATAACTCGACAATTCCAGTGTTTATGTCATTATAAAACACACGCTCAATCTGTAACTCTTGGGCGAAAGCAAAGGATACTGCACCTCCACCACCAAAAAGGTCGTACACGTACCGTGTGTTGGGATGACGGGCGAGTATGGTCGATACTATCTGTGGTGCTAGTCTACGCTTCGACCCCATGTATGGTATTGCTATCGGTTCCATGTATACTATTTTATACTTGTTAATAAAATTTGTAAAGATAGTATTATCAACCTTTTTGAAGTTGATGCACTAATTAAGTATATGTATAATAACAATGTAGGTGGTAGATATGGACCAGAAAGACTTTTTAAGAGTACAGGACCATTATATAAAAAAACGGGACCGGGGAAGTCTTGACTTGCTGATTAAGGAAATAAGAAAGCAAGCCTTGCTGTCCGTGTCAAATTATCAACGGGATAAAAAGGTATATCTTTCCCCGGAAAGGGTAGAGGATATTTTGCAGGATGTATGCCTTTACTTTGTTCAATCTTACCTTAAACCGGGATGGAAAATAAGAACCAGCCCTGTTTCAGCGGTTTATTGGGTAGTTAGAAAGTTTTTATATCAGAACTCTTGCCATGCTCATAGACAGCAAAGGTTTGAAGATTCAATCGGGGACTATAACGAATATGTCTATTATAATGATGAAACAGAAGAGGATTTGGAATGAGAAAGTATCGTTGTAGCTTTCCGGGGTGTCATATCTTGCAGGATAGCCCCGGATTCTGTGAATACCATATCAAATATAAGAAGGAAGTTAAACCTTATCAAAAAGCTATAAGGTTTAATCAAGAACTTTATCACACTGCAAGGTGGAAGGAATTAAGGAAATATAAACTTTCCATCAATCCATCCTGTCAAATCTGTGGTAGCACTGAACGGCTCGAAGTACACCACAATGTACCGCCTAAAGGTAGTGAAGAACTGTTCTTTGATGTAAACAACCTAACCGTGTTATGTAACAAATGTCATAGGATGGTAACAAATGCGGAAGTTTACAACGAACGACAAAGGAAGTAATGGAATGTCTAGAAATGTCAATCGAGACGGAACCCATAGGGGGGAACGAAAAAAAATTGGGGCTCGAACCAATAACCACACGTTGGGCCTCAATTTTTCTCGAACGGGACCTTTCATTTACTCTAACAGTATTTGTGATTCTGTCATTTTCAGCTACATTGACAGTTTTTGTAATTTTGTCAAAATAGAATTGTTGGGGGTATAAATGATAAAAACAAAGGCCCAGCAAAAGGAAATGGGGACTTATGATAAAAGAAGTGATAGCCAATCTTTAGCGACCATTGCTGAAACCCTGCCTGTTACCACAAAAATTGAAGCCCCTGCTTTTTTGAAGGATGACCGGCTTAAGGACCTCTGGACTATCACCACAAACCGCCTGTTAGTCTGGCAGATTCTAAGCGATGTTGATATTGAATTATTGCGTCAAGGATTTTTTCTCTTGCAGGAATTGGAAAAACAAGAAAAAGCTCTATCAAAATTGAAAAGCGCAGGAACACCAAAGTATGCCTCTTTGATTAAAACGTACAAAAACACGCTTGGCATGATAGACCTGATTTTTGGGAAATATGGTTTTACCCCGAAGGACCGTAGCAATTTAAAATTGACGGCTACTCAAATAAAAGAGAAAGAAACTTTACTTGAAAAAATATCAAAAAATGCTTTGTGCAATGTAACAGAGGAGTAAATATGGGTAGATTATGGGATGAGTATATTGAATGGGTAGAGGAAAATCCTACTCAAACCTGCGACAAAGTAAAGAAGGCGGTGAAGCGATTTAATGCTATGCGTCAAGAGACTGAAAAAGAGGATTGTCCATATTATTTTGATTCTGAAGAACCGCAAACAGTTATTGATTTTGCTACTAATTACATTTTTATTCAATCTGATGAAGGCCCTGTATCTATCAATGTATATCCTTGGCAAGCCTTTGTAATCGCCGCAATTTATGGATTTAAGTACAAGGACTCTAACGAGAGAGTGGTCCGTACTGCTGTTGTATCGACCGCAAAGAAAAATGGGAAATCGACCTTTGAAGCAATCCCTGTTCTGTATACACTCTTTTCACGGGCCGGGGCCCGGATTTATCTTGCCGCTCTTAATAAGGAACAAACAAGTAATGTTTTTGACCCGGTAAGGCTCACTGTAGAAACAAGCAAGGAATTGTCTGAAAATGTTGATATATCGAAAAAACACAAAACCATACTTGCGACAAATACGGGCTCGATGGTAATCACGCTTAGTAGAGGGGCTGAAACAAAACAGGGTATAAAGCCGGCCTTGGCTGTAGTGGATGAATATTATTTATATCGGGATGATGATTTGATTTCTGTTCTAAAGTACGGTTTCCGCTCTGTTAAAAGCCCTTTGCTTTTTATCATTACCACTAACGGATTTGACAAAGAAACCCCATATTATAAAGAGTATGAACGCTGTACAAAAATACTTGATGGTATCATAGAGGACCTGTCAACCTTTGCAATTTTTTACGAATATGATGCCAAAGATAAATGGGATGATGTAAATTGTCTAATCAAATCTAACCCGATGTTAGGACACACACTCACTGTAGAGAGGGACTTTGCAATTGACTTATCCGAAGCAAAGGCTAAACCCCATAAGCGGGGCGATTATGAAATGCTTACCTGCAATCGATGGGTGGACGTTACGATAAAAACTTGGATAGCACCGAACCAATGGGAAAAATGCAATCGAACAGCCCCGGAACTCACTGGAAAGGAACCGGCCTGTATTGGTGTTGACCTGTCAATGGTAAATGATTATACGTCTCTAACTGTATATAACAAAGTTGGTGATGTGTTTGTTGCAGAACACAATTTTTACATTCCAGAAGGTACCTATATCGAGCACTTGGAAGACTCACCATTCCTTGCTCAATGGGTAGATGCAGATTTAATAAAAATAATCCCGGGAGACTCAATAGACTACAATTACATTAAAGGTGAAATTGAACGGTTGATTGATACCCATACTATTTTAGGGGTAGCTTATGATAGATACAAGTTTTCTCTAATCAGTGAGCATTTTAATTTGTCAAGTATTACCTTTGTTGATTATGACCAATCTTTAATTAAGTTTTCTGAACCTACTAAAAATTGGGAGAAGGCTGTACTCGATGGAAAGATAATTGATTCTAATCCAGTGATGCGCTGGATGGTATCCTGCGCTACCATCAAACCTGATGTCAACGGGAATTATAAGCCAATCAAGCCTGATTATAGAAAGAGTAGAAAAAGGATTGATGGTGTTATTACTTCAATCATGGCCTTTGACCTGTTGAATAACCTGACTAAACAAACAGAAACGAAGAAGCTCGACTTTAATTCTATCTTGTTGCGTCTATAGTAGAGAGGTAATATATGGGATTTTTCAACCGAAGTAAAGATATATTAAAGCGTGAATTAAATGCAATTCCAGTGATTACAAAAAGCTATGGTGATGGCATATTTTCATCTAACATTGCCCCTACTGCTCTTGCCTGTATCGATATAATCGCAACCGCTGTGTCTGCCTTGCCAATCAACCTATACAGAAAAACAAGCTCCGGAAGGGAAAAAGTAACTAATCATCCGGTATCTTTAATTTTGAAAAGACCTAATGGGGATGAGCTTTATTCCATTTTTTGGCAATCTGCAATCAACGACTATTTTAAAAAAGGCAATATAATTTTGAAACCGTATTACAGCGCAGAAGGGGACCTAGTAGCCCTGTATCGCCTTCCTGTTTCTAATGTCGCAATATCGAGAGACTCTAACGGCAGAAAGATTTTTACGTACAATGATATTCAATACAATTCTAGTCAGATTATCCATATTCCTGCTCGATATGGGTATAATGGGACTGTAGGTAGACCGGTATTCGCTGAATACAAACCTGTTTTTGATTTGGCTGATGCTTTGTATACCTTTTTCCTAAAAAGTTATCAGAATGGTGTACTTGGAAATAAGCGGTTTATGGTTGACCTTTCAGAAATCCTTGATAATAGCAATTTATCTGCCAATGAAATTGAAATAATTAAATCTAAGTTTATCAATGACTATATTGGCTCTCAAAATGCCGAGAGACCAATTCTAAAAACGTTGAAAGGTGTTGAATATTCTGCAATTGACCTTGGTGGAATATCAAATCGTGAAGCACAGTTAAATGAAAGTCTTGGAATTATTGATGCAATGATTTGTAAGGTATTTAATGTACCTTACGAATTCATACAGGGGAAAAACACGTATAATAGTTTGGAACAAACCACTCAATTATTGCTCGACTTTGCAGTAAGACCGATTGTACAATCCATTGTAGAGGGCCTCACCAATTTGCTTACCTTGTCTGAAATGGACTATCTGTACATTGAACCTAATTACAATGCTTTATTGCGGTTAAATTACAATGACAGAATATCTGGATACTCAAACCTGTTGAACAATGGGGTAGTTACAATTAACGAAGTTAGGGCAATGGAAAATATGCCGAGTATCGGGCCGGCTGGTGATATTGCAAATATACCTGCTAATTTAATTCCGCTTACAATGGACGTTGTCAATGCAAGGCTTGCAACGCAAAAACTTGCTTTGAAGCAAATAGACTCGAACAACGAGAAAACAGGAGAATACTAATCATGGCTAAAAAACAGAAAAGGATGATACAGCCCTATGAGACTAGGGATTTCACGGTTGAAAATATCCGGGGTGAAGTTGATACCACAACCGGGCAGAAGGTGTTGTATGGTTTTATTCCATATAATGAACGTTCTGAAAGCATGGGATTCTATGAAATTATAACCCCTTCAGCTTTTACCAAATCAATTCAAGAAGCTGATATTTTTGCCCTAGTAGCCCATGATTCATCGAAGGTTTTGGGGTCTACGCAAGCTGGGACCCTAAAACTTAACAGTACCGAAAACGGGCTTGAAATATCCTGCGTAATTCCGAACACTACTTATGCAAACGATGCCTACGAAATCATAAGTAGAGGGGATGTTAAAACAATGTCCTTTGGCTTTACCCCTGTAAAGGTTGAAACTGTTGGGGATGTTGACTATTTGGTTGAGGTGAAGTTGATGGAAGTTAGTTTCATGGTTACCTTTCCGGCATATTCTGCAACCGATAGCATTGCGGTTACACGGCAAAGATATATAAAGGAAAGGCGGGGGCTTGATATTCAGAAATTATCGGCGGTGCTTGCAAAGGAAGAATTGAATAGTGAAGAAACTGCATTTCTTGGTGAATTCGCAAAAAAACTTTTTGCGTCTATAGGTATGGAAGTAGAAGAAAGAGAAGGTATTACTGAACCGCCTAAAAGCGATTCTAGCACTGAACCGAAGCCGGACGATAAAGCCACTTCAGCGGATGATGCAATCGCAGAATTAAAGGCGATGGTAGAAATTGAAACTTTAATATAAGTAAGGAGAAAAAATTATGACTAAGGCTGAAATTGTTGCTGAAATGCGCTCTGTTGCAGAAAAAGCTGAAAAACGGGAGATTCCTGTTGATGAAGCTAGGGCGAAGATTGAAGAATTGAAAGCAAAGAAAATTGAACTTGAAAAAATCGAACAAAGGGGACTTGAAAAGATGACTACACCTGAAAAGAACGATGGCTGGGCAGAAGTTAGAACTGCCATGCTCGAAAAACGGGCAATTACTATTGGGGCTGGCAACGGGCCTGTAAACTTTGTTGCTGAAGTATCGAAACAGTTGAGCGCAAAGAACAAGCTTGCCGCTGGATTCCATTATTTCTATGGGAAATCTGCTGGAACAGTGATTCCTGTTCTTGCCCCTACTCCGGCAATTCCAGCAAAGGCGGCTGAAGGTGCTACTAACGTTCCTGTTGATTCGACCGCAGTCCTGACGATGAAAAAACTTTTGCCTTCTGCTTATTACTCTATCCTTCCAGTATCTGCCGAAGCGCTGGTTATTTCTGGTATTGATTTTGAAACCGAACTTCCTTTGATTTTTGCTGACGCTTTTGGCCGGGCTGTTTATAAGGGCTCTGTTGCTGGTGATGGGACCTTTACTGGGATTGCAGGGACTGTTTCAGGATGTAATACAATTCAAACCGGTACAACCGGGGCTTTGAAGCTCAAAGATGTTGTTAAGCTCGCTTTGTCTGTAAAAGAATATGCTGATGATGCGGTTGTTGTTGTCCATCCTGATATTATTTCCCTGTTGCTTGATGAAGCTACTACTGGTAGTGACCCCATCAAAGCCCAGCTTATCAATGGAATGGTTTCCGGTGTCCCAATTGTTACTTCAATCTGGGCGGAGAATACTGTTGCGACTGGTAACGTTGTTGCTGTTGCAATGCCTATGTCTAACTATGGTGTAGCAATGGCGACCGAAGTAATTATTGAACCCATTAAAGTTAAGGGTGATACCAATACCTATTTTCAAGCGACCATGTTTATGAATGGCGCTCCGATTGTTGAAAGTAATCTTTGGCAGCTGGCGGTGAAATAACCTGAATTAAAAACTATTATAGCCCCGGATTTCCGGGGCTTTTTTATTGCGTCTATAATTGTAGAGGTATAAAAGATGATTTTAACAATTTCTGATTTTGTTGAATACAATAATTTAGTTATAGATGATACTATACAGAATAAAACTTTGAATGGTGTTCTGGGATATGCGCAGGGCGTTGTTGAAAGCTACTTAAATTATCCTATTGAAGTAAAAACGTATTCCGAAGTTGTTCAAGGACTTGGAACTTATCTATTACGATTTATAAATATCCCTGTGCGGATGTGTTTATCGGTGAAACCATTAAATGGTAATTATTTTGATAACAATTTGTTCGCAGTTTATGATAAAGGGATTCTATACACTGATTATGCTACTATATTTGATAGTGATTCACTTTTTGTGGTAACCTATATTGCAGGATATGGTATAATTGAAGGAAAGGTTGACCCTTCCATTATTTATAACCCTAATTTTTACGATGTAATCCCTGACGATATTTACATGGTTACTCTTGATATAGCATCTGTAATTTGGGCCGGGCATGGCCAGAATGCTGGTGTTACAGGACGACTTGACGAATTTGGAAATAAAACTTTTGTTCAGCTCAATAATTTTGACAAGTATTTACAACGGATTAAAAGATATAGGAACGTAATCTAATGGGTATCAAACTTTCCTTACAAACAGACTTTGATAAAATAGATGATGTACTAAAAGCTCATAATCTTTTTTTCGAGAAGCTCGAACAGAAAGGATTGCAAGCTATTGGGGCTCAGATGGTGAAGGATGTAAAAAAAGCAAACCCGTATAAAACGAAGGGACTCAATCAGGGGTTTTATTATGTAACAAACAAGCAAAATAAAACGACAAAGGTTTCTGTCTCTGGTAGTCAACGGAAAGGTGGTCCTACTCAAAAAATAAAAGCGGCAGTGGCCGAAGTAGGGGCGATTAAATCTGCTATAAGAAGTAAGTATCTTATATTTAAGTATAACGGGACATGGTGGCGAAGTAAAAAGGCTGTAGTTAAACCTAGACCGTTTATTGAACAGTCATATATAAATACGAGTAAAAATATTGACAGCATTTTGCAAACGGTAGCAAATAAATGGTATAAGAAAGAGGTTGAAAAATTATGAAGGAAGTAATTGATTATTTATCCAGCTTAATTGGGAATGCTTTTGCTAATATATTCAGTAGGACTCATAATTTTACAATGAATGATGTATTTATAGAATACATTGATTTAGATTCTTTCACAAAAAAAATGGCCGTAGTAATAAGGCCGCTTGATGAAAGTTTTGAACTGGTTGACGATGGGACTTATTTTGATAGAGTACGATTTGAAATTGTAGCTCTAAGTAGAAATGATGTCGCAATCGATGCTACTATAGAGAATATGAGAAATGCTTTGATTGAATTGTTTAGAAATCCTGCGGGATGCCAACCGGATCTTGACGAAGTGGTTATCGAAAGTGGAAGCATTGAACGAGAAATTGAAGTTATTGATAGTAAAAACAGTAGAGGGTATAAACTTACAATTGAAATCTTAAAGACTTTATAATGCGTCTATAGTATAGAAAGGAGAATAAATCATGGCTTTTGGAATAAATAAGAAATTACAGCTCGGAAAAGAAAGTACCTATGGCTCTGGTGGAACCATGCTTCAAAATCTAAACTTTCTAAGTGAAAGTATAAACCTTGAAGTTGAAAAGAAGGCGGAAGATACTCTACTTGCAAATAAGGCTGTTGGTGGTTTTGATGTTGTTGGGTATAAGGTTAATGGCTCTTTTGAACTTAACCTGAAACCTGAAAATGCTGGATTTATTTTGGCCGCTGCCCTTGGGAAGGAACCCTCTAATCCTGTAGAAAACACGACCGATGATTATTACACCCATACTTTGGTAGGACTTCCAGCGCAGGAGGATGCCCCGTCCTTTTCAATTATAGCTGATAGAGGGACTGCGGTTAAGCAATTCATTGGGATTGTTTTTGACAGCTTCTCTTTGAAGGGCCAATCTAAAGAAACATTGAAAATGACTGTTAATGTGAAAGGTAAAGCTGAACAGTCTGGTACTGTAAATAATGCTTTAGCAATTCCTTCACTTCCTGCTTTCCGCTTTTCTGGTGGGACACTGGCCATTGATGGTACTAACATGGGAAAAGTAACTTCTATTACAATTGACTATTCCAATGGTTTTGATGATGGATTTTATACAATTTCTTCTGGACTGTATCCTGAAAAGCCTGGGCATGGTTTGAAGGAGTGTAAGGTTTCTATCGAAGCTGAATACGATTCCAGCGCTGAAGCATTGCGGGAAAATTATTTGAAAACCGGGAATTATGCTTCTGTAACTGTTGTTTTCTATTCACCTGCTATAATCGCCGGCTCTAACAATATACCTTATGAAATATCTTTTACCATTCCGAACCTTGCAATCACAAAGGCCGATGCTAATGTCGCTGGAAAGGACCGTATTATGATTAAGCTAGAAGGGCAAGCGGTTGAATTAAGCGGTGTTGAACCTGTTACTGTTTCGGTAAAGGATGCTGTAGCTACTAAATACTTTTAATTAAGGCGGTAAATAATGACTAAAGAGGAATTGAAACAGCGGTATATTTTTAAGAAAACGATTAAAATTGATGACCTTGAAATTGTACTCCGGGAACCTTCAAACAAAGAAATGCTCGACTTGAAGCAAGCCCTGTATGATGATAAAGGTCAACCTGCCCCGGATAAAGAAAGAAAAACCATTAAGATATTTGAAGAATTGCTTCCGTTCTTGATGGTATCACACAACGTTGAAGGGACTACTACCGAAGAAGTTGTTGAAATTGTCATGTCAAGCATTGAACTATTCAATAAGGTTTTTGGTGAGTATATGAGTTTTTTATCGGAGAGGCTTTCTCCGAAAGTGAAAGCCTAGTATTCAAAGAGTTTTTGTCCCGATATTTTAGGGGGCAATATATCGATGTTGAAGAGTTTCAACCTACCTTTGAAATGGTTTATATTGCAGATGCCCTGTTGTCCTGTATTGATTATGAAAATGGAAGTATCTTAAACTTTCCATTTTCTGGCGGGGTGGATGTCCAACCCGCCTTATTTTGGAAAAACTTTAAGATTGCCCAAAATAAATTCATAGAATTAATTAAAGAAAAAATAGAAAGGAAATAGGCGCCGGTTAATTCCGGGGCTTTTTTATTTGCGTTTTTTATATGTTTCTATGCGTCTATATTGTAGAGGTTAAAAATGGCGCAAAACAAATATACTGCTATTATTACAGCAAAGGATGAGACTCAATCTGCTCTTGATAGCGTTAGAAATAATTTCAAACGGATGGATTCTGGAGTAAAAGAAAGTTTTTCTAAACTTGATTTTGTAATGAAATCCTTTGCAGTAGGGCTTGCTGTCGATGTAGCAAAAAATGTTGCAAGTTTTGCAGACTCTTGTATAGAACAATTCAGACAAATTGAAACAAGCGCAATTCTGTTAAAAAACGCTTTTGGGAAAAATGTTTTTGCTCTTGAAGAGTATCAAGAAAAAATAGACCAATTAAATACTGTTTTCCGGGGCACAGGGGACGACTTGCAAGCGGTAGCGGCGAAAGCGGCCTCTTTGGGATATGATAATGCGACCTTGGACAAATTGCTTGAAACAGCTGTTCACCTCTCAAACGTTTTTGGGGAAGATATAAATGAAACCTTCGAACAGACAAAAAAGATATTTGAAGGTAGCGATAAAGAAATTATGAAGTTTGCCCCGGAACTTGCAAACCTTACCGATGAACAGAAGAAACACGGGGAAGCGCTCGATTTTGTATTAAACAAATACAAGGGCTTATCTGAACAGCTTAGCGGAACTGCGGCTCAGTCTGTTTTCAAATACAAAGAAAGCATTGACGACCTGAAACAATCTTTGGGCAATTCTTTTGCTATAGCTGTCAAGCCGTTTACTGATTGGCTTACCGGTACAATCAAGAACTTTACTGATGCAATAGATAAAGCTAATGAATTAAAACAAGCAATCAATGAAGTAAATCAGAAGGGCGAACAAGCTGATTTACAGTCAAGAAAAAGAGTTTTGGAAGAACAATTAAAGCAAACACAGCAAGCGAGAGATATAGCAAAAACACAAATAGGATATGATGATAAGGAATGGGCCGACCGTGAAAATGGGTTAAGAAAACAATTACAGGAAGTTACACAAGCTCTGAAACTGAATGCTGAAGGGGCCAAATATCAATCAGACGTTGCTAAGAAACTTGCAGATGCTAACGCTCAAAACGCTCAAGCTCTTGATAAAAATGCTAATTTGCTCATGAGAAGTAATGGTGAAATGGCCGATTTTATTTCAGAACTTACTGTATCCAATCAAAATGCAAGCGACGTATTTGGTTATTTCAAAAACGGATTAAACACTGGCCTGTTTAGCAATATAACCCGGGAAGATACAGAACGGGAAAGCGCTTTACAGTATTTAAGAGAGAATAATCCAGAAGTTTTTGCTAATGACTATTCAATTTTCCCGCAAAAAATGGATGCAATGTCAATTGTAATGGATGGTTTTTTGAGTGTATTGCAAAGTGGTGCCTCTGTTTTCATGGAAATACTTACTACAACGGGACCGCTTCCTGCAATTTTCGCCGCTGTTTCAACGGTTGTTCAAGGCATTTTTCAAGTGATAGGGCCTGCTATTGATGCAATTCTAAAGCCTATCACTGGTATTCTTGTAATAATTGGTAGGGTGATTGGACAAACAATGATGCCCTTACTAACAGCCTTGACACCTGTAATTGAATTGATTGGGAAGGCTTTTGTTTTCCTATACAATTATGCAATCATGCCTTTATCTAATGCTATTATATGGATAGTTTCTACGATATATAATCTTGTTGTTGCAATGGTTAATGCTATTCTTAATGCCTTGGACCAAATACCGTTTGTAGATATTGGATGGCGGATGTCTGCCATCAATTATGATTCAATGAAGTTGCAAGCAATCTCAGATGCGGATTTAACGGCGGCTGGGAATTCTCTTAATGGTGGTGGTTCTGGATATGTTGGTGGTTCTAATGGGGTAGGCTCGATGGCCGGTGGGCACAGTATCACGAATAATGTCTATGTAACTGTAGAGACTATCAACGGCACGACCCGTGAAGCGGCTTTAATGTTCCTTGATGAAATTAAACAGGCAATTGCTTTAGGACTTGCAAGTTATTAAGGAGTAGTTATGGCTATCCAATTTCAAATAAATATTACTGGGACTTGGACAGATAAAAATTGTCTAATCCGTAACATTAAAATAGATAAGGTATTTTCTAAGGGTTTCTCACCAGCGGAAAGCACTGTATCTTTTGAATTGACCCCTGACCAATCCCTGTTCAATCTTTTAAGGACTTGGGGCAGTAGTGAAATACCTGTACGTTTTTTGGAAAATGGAAATCCGATATTCACAGGGTATTTGAAGAAGCGGTTTCTATTCCAGAAAACTTTTAAACCTACCACTGTTAAAGTAGAGGCTGTTTCTGGCTCTTATTTACTTAAAAGAAAGATAGGAAGTAATCTTACCTATAATGGGCAGGGTGTACAGCAAATAGTAGAGAGCCTTCTAAACTTAGCGGGAATAACTTCTTATTCTGTACCTGCAATTGCTTCAACCCCTGTAATTGTTATTGAAAAAGACAAAACGACATATCATGATGTTTTGTCAAAATTGTTGTTTGAATATGGATATATGTTTTATTTTGATGAAACAAATACAATTCAAATTAAACCTTTCTTTCCTTCGAATGTTGCACCTGTTAAAACTTTCGATGCTACAAACATAGTGTCTGTAATTGAACAAGAAAAGAATGAAGAGGAATTTGAAAAAATAATTCTTGAATGGAATACTATTAAACAAGAAAACAGGGTATTGTTTGCTGAAACTTCCGGGGCTTCTGCTGGATATTCCTGTT